GGACCGGGTCATATAAGCCTATCCAGAAATTGCCTGAGATAAAGCATCCGGTCATGGCTATTACGAAGCCGCATAAGGCGTGGAGGAGGAGGTCGGTTCTCATTTTATCTTTATTTTCGTGCATCTCTATCCATCATCACGGTTTCGTTTATTTGCAACTACTCATTTTCACTATCTACTGACGTTTCAGACTGCAAGGCAGCATATTCCTCTAATGCGCTTATAACATCGCCTGCCTGCCATTCATGTGTTAGCCATTCTTCTCCCCATTTTTCTCTGATATATTCTTCTGCTGTCATCTTTTGTTTCTTAAATATCCCCATTTAGTTATATTGAGTGCTACTACACTAACTTCTATACCAATCACCAAAACCGGCAGGGAAGCCCGTGCCGTCACCAGAAACGCCGGGTGCAGCTATTCCGTTAATTATTGTAATACACGCATCTGTTTTTACGAGATTTTTATAAGCCGTTGCAAGTGCCGAAGGTGATGTTTCCCCATCAAAATCACCCCATATACCACCCTGAGCAGTATCTGCTAAAGATGCACACGCACCAGTTAAATAAATGTATATTGATCTACCTCCAACCTTTGTGCTATTTATCTCTTGTATCATTAACGACATTTCCGCAAGAGATAATCCTAACCCGGTATTAGGCTGAAATCTAATCCAATTATTTAATTCAATCTTACTCCAATCTCCACTCCCATTATATGTTATTTCACCTGAAGGTACTACCCAAAATCTTGTAGCCAATGGGCTTAATTCTGCGATATCGCAACTACAAGTATTAACCCCCGTTATGTGAATTAATACCATTTTACCACTTGGTCTTATTATTCCACTAAGAGCATTATTACCTGTAACCTGAATCGCTATAAGATTATAAAAATTGGATATATCACCAAATACTTCATTTTGACCAGGAATGTATAAGGCAACCAAATATGGCTGGAAAAGAGATATATCAGTTTTTAAACTTGGTGCATTTACAACTGATGCCCACCCCCCTATCTGTATTATTTTATTTTTCTCAAGCACCATATTTGATGTGCCGGAGGTAACTTTGATATATACTATATTAGATATTCCATAGTACAATTTTTTTGTTGTACTTGGATTTAATGTGCCTCCTGCATCAGAGTAAAACGTCCCATTGGCATCAATAGTAACACTTACATCTTCTAATACACTTATTGTTAATGTAGCAACACCATCGCCCGTTCCGGTTGCCGATAACTCCATAGTTATAGGAACATCGGGGACTGCGGCAGATAAAACGGATGGCGTATATAACTGAGATATTTTATCAGTAAATAACGACGCTAAAAGCTGTACCCCTGTCCATGAGGGATGAACTAAATCGAGATAATAAGTTGTATCTGTTGAATCATCTAACTCACTTATTGTATCTGTATCTAAAATATAAACCCTGTCAAGTAATGCTAAATCAGTACGCAATAATCCATTAAATGTATCTCTTTCTGTCTCAAATCTTCCGTCTTTACCGGATACCGTTGACGGGGTTATAGTATAAACAAACTTATCGACATTTGCAGAAATTGATTGGATATAACTTTTGAGTTCAGCATATTTTGCGGCTCCCGTTCCCGGCGTGTTCGTTACATCATTAGTGCCAATATAAACTACCAGTGCATTTTTTATTTGGGACGTCTCAGTAATAAATTTACTATTTACCACTCCAACCCTCGATACACACATAGCAATCGTCGACCCTCCAACAGCACTATTATAAAAACCCGCAGATGTATCAACTGCGTCATTAAGGACCTGGGGCAGTGCAGTATTGGGGGGCATAAAAGAATGACCTTCAATAACCATATTCACTTGTACGGGATGTGTCGCCCAGTAGGAACTCCAGCTCACCCCCCTCCGTCTCGCCCCGATGGCTATTTTAAGATTTCCTATTCTCATGGCACTATGTTTTTGCGGGACCATATTTTGCCCCGGATGATGACGATGCCCCTTGTTTCGTCTTTTACTTCATAATCGAAATATCCAGATTCCCCGATCCCGGCGTCGTCGTATAAATGAAAATGGCTGCCATCGCAGACAATATCCGAAGGACTTACCCCTGAAATCCATTCTTTGATGACAAGCCCGTCTTGTCTTTTTACCCGCATAGAAATAGACGTCATCGAATAAGAAACGGCTTCGTCGGGCGCTATGTTCAATGTAGAATAAAACTTTTGCCCGACGCCATCGAGCGTTCTTTCCACAAAAAACGTCATGTCGATCACATCATCTTTTGTAAGCATGATGTCAAGTCGGGCCGGGAATACGCCTATCATACCCCGTAGCCTACATAGATTTCTGAAGCGACAGGGGAACCCGCCCCGTCAGCAAATATTTTCCGGCATATCTCCGGGTCCTCAAAAATAGCCGAGGCTGTAAATTCTTTGATGATATATTCTTCATCATTGTTGCCCCAAGGACAATATTTAAGCGATCCCGTAACCCCGGCGCGAATAAAGAATGGGACGTCGCTTTCGAAATCTCCTTCGGAAAGATCGACGGACTTCACCCTTTGGATGTTCCCCATTGCTATCGTTTGCCAAGGTCTGTTTGACCTTTTGTCTGTTTCCATGTGTTAATCTCCTATTGCTTTAAATGGTCTTTTATCTGAGCAACGCGATCCGCACCCGCAAGCACGGTCACGCCATAACGGATAACTTTCAGAATTGCGGTTCAGATACGAAACTACTTCGCAACGCAAAGCCTCGGCCGTTTGTTCTGCTTCCGTTTTCATTCGTTGAATATCTTTTGTTGAAGCCGGGGTCGAAAATTCTGATTCTTTTACAACAATTCCGGCTGCCGTAAAGTTAAACTGGCTTCTATTTGTGAATCGTGCGAAAGCATAATAAATGATCGTAGCCTTCAACCCCTGAAAATGATAATTCCGGGTCCCGTATGTATAAGACCCGCCGTCCAATAATGTCTTGTTAAGACCGGTCAATGTCCCTGCCTCATACTGATCGACAATTTCAAGCAATAACCCGTCACCAAGCCAATGCTTAACATCCAACATCTGAGCCTCGGAAACGAATTGTGGCCAACTTACATGATTCTTAACAGAATCAGCAATGTATTTGTAAGAATCAAGGTCCGATTTTGTAACAAGGTTTGTCATTGTGTCGTTACGGGTTCAATATATTTCAAGGGTTTTATGTTAAAATTCGCAAATTTCAATATGTAGAATTCCATTAGATCGCGGAAAACGTTTGTAATCATGTTTCTTTCGTCGGATGTTATGGAGTTCATAAAGTTATAAGCGTTATTCATAAGGTCGGCCCCAAATCCGGCGCCTACATCAACTCCGCGGAGTATCGGGGGAATCATAAACATCTTCCCGATGTTCTCCTGAACGGTTTTTTCGGTTACTTCGAACTGACGATCGTAGTTTTGGGCCGAGAATTGGATAAATTCTGGTTTTTCTTCATCGCCGTCGATGTCAACCACCCATATTTTTGAGGCGTTTTCATCTCCTTGCAGAGCATGGAGAGAATCCGCGCTTTCTTTTTGCTGTCGATTGTAAGGGTCTTGGTCGTCGTAGGTCCCATCTTCTGATGTATGTGGTCTTATGCCTTTACGAACAAGTATCCCGGCCGGTAAAAAGTTGAATTTAGCGTTCCGGTATTTGACAGTAGACACAGATTCCTCGGTAAGCATATCGGGAACGATTGCATCAAAGGGCGAAACGGGATATTCCCAGTCTCCGTCGGCCGTAAAATATAATATCTGCCCTATATACTCTAACGGACCCCCGGATTCTTCAATCTCTGCCAAGGCGTTATCCGGGTCAAACCGGTTTATAATTTTGATCTTATTTTGTTTGATAGATTTTCCGGTTATCCCGGTCCAGTCGGGGTAAACATGGACCCGGCCGGAGTAGTCACCCTCTGCATTGATTTCAAGACGGCAATGTTCAAACGGGATGTTGTAATATTCAGACGGGAATCCAAGGCCATTGTACTTAATAAGACAGGCAAAGCCGTTGAAATTTTTTAAATCCTTTGAAAACTTACGGAGCAATGAATTTGCCCGTTCCCCCGATGCATTTATGACAAGTTGGTCAAGAGCCGGGTCTTCAAAACCGGCCCCGGACACAAACTTTATATACGTATCAAGACATACTTTGCCAGTCCCGGATGAACTAACAATGTCCAGTATTTTTTGGGGATAGTCGTTATTCTTACCATAAGATTTTATCTTTTTGGACGTAAGATAAACGTTCCGTTCAATCCGGGGGGTTGTCTTTGTTGCAGAAACGCGCATTTCGCATAGGATTTAGCAAGTTTCTATTTCCCTGTCATGTCGGCGATGGTGTCCCCGATCAGTTTTTCAGGACCCTCCACCGGCTTTGCAGGTTTCTTTTTCGGAGACGATCTTTTTTTAGTTGTTGGTTTTGGTTCCGGTGTTTCCTCTTTTACAGGCTGGGCATCCTCTTTTACAGGCGGAACGATCGTCATTTTCGCCGGGATGACAGGTGCTTCCGGTCGCGGGTATCTTGCAAAGAAAACCGTTTTTTCCGGGAAATGCTTCATATACCAATCGCCAAGTTCGTCGGTGATTGTGTTGTTAGTACAGGTTTTTTCCGGGTGTCCGAAAGCCTGAAGGACAACGCCCTTTTTTAATTCATACTTTGAAGTCGCCATAGGTTTGAAATTAATAATTTTGAACACAGCCTCAATATAACAAGTTGCACAAGATTTTGCAAGTTTTCGCCCGAATAACTCATAATGAGCTTCGCGGATTTTTTCTTTTCGTGTTGCCGTCCTATGTATAGAATGATTGACATATTCCCGGGCAAACGACCTAACCTCATCGACTACTGACATAATATAAAAAATGGGACGGGTCAACCCCGCCCCTTTTTATTTCCTATTCACAACACGGGGCAAGTAGCGACGCGATAGCTGCACGCGTCACGGCAACGCTTGTGTTAAAGAGTGTCAACGGGGGTAACGATTCCTTAAGTTTGTCGGAACACCCGGCGGTGAGAACCCATCCGCCAAGCATTTCTTCATCGTTAGGATTACGTTCCGCAGCGTTAATCTCCAGACCGAAGTCCCATCCCAACACTTCGAATAACGTTCTTCCGTCGCCAAGAACTGAATCAGGCTTGGAATAATTGTTTTCGATGATGATTACGAAACGGGAATCGATAGCATCCTGAACCCATGACTTAACTTCAGGCGTATTGTCGAAAATACGGAATATGAAGTTATGGTCCCAAACCTTCTGGTAGGTTTTCTTCACCATCGCAGCGGTATGTTCGTTGCTGAAGTTGTAACCCTCAACACAAAATGCATAACACGCCGGGGAAGTCGTTTTGAGGACCAGTTGCGTAAGCAAAAGCCGGTTCATCGGATCAAAAGTACTCAGGTCTTTATCAATACAGTCAAGATTGATAAAGTATGCTGTATCCTTAATCCCCGGAACAAGCTGTTCGCAGTTTTTAAGGATACAGTCAACTATTTGGTTACAACCTATCGTCATAGCGTGGAATTATTATCTTCCAACGATCAACAGGCGGTCATCGATGATTTTAGCGTCGAATGCATCGACAGCTTCGATTCTGTTATACCTTGAACGCTGATCGTAGAACGAGTTTACGTTATCAAATAAACCAGTACAGGCGGTCCCGATGTTCAGGTTTGCCTTAGTGGTATAAACAACCCTGTGAGGATCGTTAAGACTTGTGCCGTTGTTTTCGTAAGCACGAATCCACTGATCCCAAAGCGGAATCGAGTATATCGGTATCCCGTCCCATGATGCTATTTCAAGGCCGTTGGTCATCAGTTTGTAGTCCTGAAACGCGGTTCCGAGAGCCTGAAGCTGACGACGTAACCGGTCCATCACGGACTTGGTAACAAGAAGGAGGCGGTCAGGTTGTTCGGCCAGTTCTGTCGGGGCTGAGTCGATAACGTTGTTGACGGCAGCGTACATGAGCAATGGGGTTGCAACTGACATCTGGAGAGCGGTCGTAGCCTGGTTGTTCCCGGGCAATGCAACAAGCTGGTCAGGATTGGCTGCATAAATGGCTGCCATCTGAACAAAGAATCCGTCGATGACGTTGAAGAAATCGGGGTCGATGCCGGGGGTAAGGTTGCCGACCGGGAAATTGGCAGCGTTCTTATCTCCGAACCAAGCATGACGGAATACCATCTTTGCAATATCCTTGGCAAGAATATCCTGAATGAAAGCAAAGATTTCGGTAGTTGTCAGGTCGTACACGTCCACACCGCAATTTACGGCAAGTTTCATCAGCGTGTCTTCCAGTTCATCGATACACATATCGATGATGATTTCAAGATAACGCGGTTCCCACGTTTTCTCTTTAGCCGGTAATTCGTAGCACTGGGCGACGGGGTTACACGACTGGGCAGCCTTGCCAACAAGGCCAAATGTACCCGGGATGATACCGATTCTTTTATCGTTTTTTATCCCGGTTACAAAGGTGTGGAATCTGGTAAGTTCAGGTGCTTCTAACACCGCCTCAACTACCAATTCATTCAGCGAACGAAGTTCGTCCGGCGAAAAATGCAGCGCGTCAAGGTTTATAGTCTTTCCGCATACGGGGCTTGTCTGTGACATTTTTATTCAGTTTTAGGATTCAACTTAGCGCGAATTTCGCGGACGCGTTCGAGATTGACCGCGGCAGTTTTCTCACCCTTGTTTTCAAGAGTAGATTTTTTTGTTCTCCCTTCAGGCTTCCATGAATTTTTCAGGGTTGTGAGTTCGTTGATGATTTCCGAGGCAGCGGCTTCCCTCTGTTTGGCGGCAGCTTCCATCTTAGTCATTTCTTCAGTCTTGTTTTCCATTTCGGAAATCTTCAGTTCCAAAGCTGCGATTTTCTGCTTCGCTTCGTCAAGTGA